TTCACATGACAACAAACACAGGAGGCCCAGCCTACCCCACTTCCAACTACGGAGCGATTGTGCCAATTTCCACGGGCTACAGCGAGGGCATGACCCTGCGCGATTACTTTGCGGCGAAGGCAATCAACAAATGCCCATTAAATAGCCATTCAGATGCCGCACAGTGGTGTTACGCACGGGCAGACGCCATGCTGAAAGCGAGGGAAGCATGACACAACCAGAAGCCTTGCGGCTGGCTGAAAGATTGGAACGGTATGACGCAACCCGTAGCGGCTATGCCAAACATTGCTCCTTAGCCGTCGCCGAACTACGCCGACTCCATGCAGTGAATCAGGAACTGCTGGCGGCGTTGGAAAAGCTGGCGCGGTTGGGAAACGGCGAAACTTACGGAAATAGCGACGGCAACATGATTGCCCGTACCGCAATAGCTAAAGGAGAAGCAAAATGAAAGACGACGATGTTGAAGATTTATTTGCCTACGGCTGGCTTGACACCAGCATTGCCATTGTCCTCGCGCTGTTTGCGATAGCTGCGTTGTTTTTTATGGCGGGGTATTTGACATGAGCCGCTTACTACACGCTGCCGCGAGAGGGGCGAAGATGCAAACCAAATGGGTGGACTCAGGAGACTCTTGGCAAACAACCGGACAACTTGTTTTGGTTGACGATATGCGCTATTACCGCATCCACCCGGCAGACGAACACCTTCAATATGGCCCGATCAGCACGGAGGTACGGAACTATGCACTTGGCCTGCCTCTGACCGGAACTTGCTGGTTTGCTCGTTTGGCGCTGCACAGTGACGGAGATTTACACGCGCTGTCGCCAAATGATCGCTATGTGTTTTTGTTGCTTGTGGCCGAAGCACTGGCCGATGAGGGGATGTGATATGGACAGAGAACTACTTGAACTCGCGGCGAAGGCTGCGGGGATTGAGATTCACAGCTATGACCCAATCAGTGATCGAATTTACACGCCTCGTTCTTTGCCAATGTTGGAGGGGTCTTACTTGCATACATGGAACCCCTTAACCGACGATGGCGATGCGCTGCGGCTTGCGGTGCAGTTGCAAATCATTGTTGGTAGGTACGACAACTATGTAAACGCCGCGCCTTTGCATGACGGTGCAAAAGAAATTGTCATCTGGAGCCACAACGAAAAAGACCCCTACGCAGCAACCCGCCGCGCCATCACCCGCGCAGCGGCTGAAATTGGAAGGAGTATGAAATGACAGGATTTGATTCAAAGCGCCAAGCAGCGCAGGACAAGGTGAACGATGAGGCAGACACGCTGACCATTGTGTATCAGCGCGGTTTTGCCGATGGCAAGAGAGCAGCACAGCCAGAGCAGCAAGCCGAGCCGGTCAAGCCTGCAGGTCAATTGCAGGAGTGTATATACGGGCGTGGTCAAGTCCTGTGGTTTGCCAAGCCAGCAGACCGCTCAATGCTCTACACCACCCCACCCGCAGCACAGCGCAAGCCGCTGACCGCAACCACAATCGGCAACATGATGCCAAGCACCATACCGATGGAATACGATGGCGCACTGATGGAGTTTGCCCGTGCCATTGAAGCCGCCCACAACATCAAGGAGGGGACATGACTGAACTAAGACAAGCCGCGCAGGCGGTGGTAGAACGCTGGGATACGCCAGCTTGGGAGTGGCGCGACCAAGGCCCGACCGCTGATTTGATGGCAGACCTACGCACCGCACTGGCACAGCCAGAGCAGGAGCCGAAGAAATTGTGGCTGTGGAAAAACTTTGTCGATGGCAAGCCTGAGTATTGGGCTTTTGACAATGCGTTCCCTGTTCATTTGGAATGCGATGATCCGCAGACTTTGGGGGAGCCATGCGGGTATGCAATATTCAAACCATCGCGTGAGGGGCGAACAGATATAAGCGATGGAGAGGTGCTGCTGCGTATTAAGAAAGTCGCAGCACAGCGCCCGTGGGTAGGGCTGACGGATGAGGAAATTTTACGCGCAGACCCTTGGGAAATTTTACGCGCAGACCCTTGGATGGGGCCATCAGACTCAAATATCAATCCGTACCAAATACTACTCAAAGTCCGAACCTTGGAAGCCATGCTGAAGGAGCGGAATTATGGCTGATGATGAATGGCGCAAAATTAACAGAAGGTGTAGTCATGGTTGGTTGCGAATTGAGCTGTGCGAAATTTGCCATGCACCCCAGCGTGAGTGGTTAGGGCTGACGGAAGAGGAGTTGCAGTTTTACAGAAAGCTGTTCAATGCGGGTTACGACAAAGTGACGGACACTAATTTAATCGCTGAAGAATTTGACAGCATTAGCTTTTACAAAGAGGTTTCAATTTTCTTAAAAGAGCGCAACACATGACACCAAAATTCACACAACTACTTGAAAAGTGCATCCTCGACGGAGTAGTTTTGGGGCACAAAAGAGCATACAAGCACAACGATTCGCCTAGTGAATCGGACATTAACCAATCAATCGTTAACGAAATAATTAACGAAATACATGATTGGTTTGATTTTGATGAAGCCAAGCCAAAGGATTGCAACACATGAACAAACAGGAGATCGATGACATGATGAAAGACCTACCCAGCCAGCAATTACCCGACGAGACATTGATTCAAAAGATGAAAGTCACTATAATGTTGATTGTGGTTTTTCTTTTGATAGTGTGGGTTCCCGACTTCACATTGAGTGAGGAAGACTGCAAAAACCAAGACCCTCGTGCATATGTAGGGAAACTATGTAGCGAACCGAAAGCGAAGTAAAACCGAATGGGTTTCTCGGCCCTCAAAGCCGAGAGCCATCACGCATGGGGATTGCGATGCCGTAGGCCACGGCGACCACAAAGAGAGCAGCCCCCAGTCGTGTTGGTGAAAGCAAGGTACTTAGGCAAAGTGAGAGAGCCTGCCCGTTAGGATGTACCAGCGCCCCGAGCCACTCAAGGCCACCAACAGCCCACACTGGCGAACCATAAGCGAATCGATTACACTGCGATCAATTCGACACTATGGGGAATATGGGTCATGCCAGAAACACCGAAGGGGCCAAGGAGGCCCGCAAAGAACATCAAAGCGGCACAGGAGGTCGCAAAAGCCATTGTGAAGGCCAAGGTGACATCCAAGGCCGCAAAGGCTCCTACGCCCGCAAAGCGACCAATGGGCGCTCCGACCACATACAACACTCGCATTGCTTCCATCATATGCATACGCATAGCAGAGGGAGAGAGCCTGAGAGAGATAGTGAAGACAGCAGGGATGCCAGACAGGTCAGCGGTTTACGATTGGCTGTTGCGCCACCCTGACTTCGCCGACCAGTACACACGCGCTCGTGAGGAGCAGGCTGACACGCTGGCTGACGAGATCATCGCCATTGCCGACGAGCAACCTGAGATCATCGCGGTGGTGGACAAGAGGACGGGGGAGTTGATCGAACACAAGTTGGACGGCGCTTTCCTGCAATGGCAGAAGAACCGCATCGAGGCGCGTAAGTGGACGGCCATGAAACTCAAGCCAAAGAAGTACGGCGACAAGTTGGGCCTGCATGGCGTGGATGGTGCCGCTCCCATTGCCACGATGGACGCCACGGCCAGCAAGTTCGAGGAGATCATCCGCAACATGGAGATGACCAAGCGTGCTGGCTGACCTGTTCGATGACCAGACGGTGGCCGAGTTTGAGACTCTGCCCGAACATAACCGAATCGCTTTCATCGCCCATGCGCAGTGGATCGCCAAGGCGCACGCATACCAGATACCGCCTGACCTACATCTGGACTACACCGTCTTCCTGATGCTGGCTGGCCGAGGGGCAGGGAAAACCCGTAGTGCGGCAGAAGCCCTGTGGTGGTGGGCGTGGACGCACCCGAACACGATGAGCATCGTTCTGGCCCCCACCAGTGGCGACCTGAAGTTCACCTGCTTTGAGGGGCCATCTGGCCTGCTGGCGTGCATACCCGAGGCGCTTGTAACTGATTACAATAAGCAGGATCACTTGATCAGGCTGTCCAACGGCTCCAAGATCAGGGGTGTGTCGGCTGACTCCTACGACCGCCTGCGCGGTATCAACTCGTCGTTTTGCTGGTGTGATGAGTTGGCAGCGTTCTCATACCTCGGCCCGAACGAGGCATGGGACAACATGATGCTTGGCCTGCGTATCAAGCCCGACGACAAGCCCCACAGCCACCCGCGTGTGATCGTGACCACGACACCTCGCCCCAAGGACTTGATCCTCGATCTGGTGGGCCGTGAGGGTGACGATGTGGTGGTGTCCCGCGCCAGCACCTACGACAACGCCAAGAACCTCGACAAGGCGTTCCAGAAGCAGTTGGAGACCTACCGTGGCTCCAAGCTGTACGAGCAGGAGGTGATGGGTGCCATCGTCGATCTGGAAGACGGCAAGGTGGTGTCCCGCGATATGTTCAAGCTGTGGCCGGGTAACAAGCCCTTCCCCAAGTTCGAGTACATTGTCCAGTCCTACGACTGCGCCTTCAGTGAGAAGGAACACAACGACCCGACGGCCATGACCACATGGGGCGTGTTCAAGCCGCAGGACGGGCCTATGAGCGTGCTTCTGATCGACTGCTGGGCTGAACACCTGTCCTTCCCTAAACTCAAGCCCAAGGTCATCGAGGAGTGGCGTGTGTCGTATGGCGAAGGGCGCGATGCCAAGCGGCCAGACCTGATCCTCGTGGAGGACAAGGCGGCAGGCATCTCCCTGATCCAAGAGTTGCGCTATGCCCACCTGCCTGTGCGGGCGTACAACCCCGGCAGGGCTGACAAGATGCAAAGACTCCAGATCACTGCGTCCATCTTCGCGACTGGCCGTGTCTGGCTCCCTGAGTCCGACACCCACCGTGGATATGTCCGCAGTTGGGCCGAGGGGTTCCTGTCCCAGATATGCGCGTTCCCCGATGCGGCGCACGACGACTATGTCGATAGCGCAACGCAAGCGATTCGGTTATTGAAGGACATGAACTGGCTCGACATCAATCCAGAACCCCCTGATAATGACGACGATTATTTGGAGTTCACCCAACCGAAGCGGGTGAACCCGTACTCCGCATAAGGATCAATATGGCTGACCTCCGCAAACTTGGCAAGGGCATGACTGGCGCATTAGCGCAGGCCAAGCAGATGGCGACGGCAGAGAAGCCTATGGTCAATCGTCTTGATATGAATTTCAAGGATGTGACCAAGCGGGTGCCTGAGTTGACAGAAGCCGCTAATTTGCTGGCAAAGGGTAAGATTACAGCCTCTCAGTATGACGCAATGGTGGCCCGATTAAAGCCTGTTACACCCTATTCATTTGTTCCAGCCCCCGCGACTATTGAGGACGCAATGAAGGCGCTGACCGCGAATAAAAAACCAATGTTTGGCAAGTCAAAAGACATGACCGCTGGTGAACAGGCTGATTTGCGTTTAGATATTCCCGCATACAAGGATCATGGTGTTTGGGTAAATTCGATCCACCGCAAGGATCAACCAACCGTGTATGGCTCGACATCATCGGTCAAGAACGCCACAATGATTGGCTCACCTGATAAGGCGTTGAAGGTTGCGCAAGGTGGCCCAAAGGCACCGTTTGCTGTAATCAGAGGTGACTGGAACCCAATGAGCGAAGAGGCCGCTGTAGCCAAAGCGCAAGAGTACCTTGATCATCCAGAGTGGAAGCAAGTTGGATACGATCCAGAGCGGCATGGTTATTTCTACGACCGCGCATCAATGGAGCCAGTCCACGGCGCTGAAGAGGTTATCCAGATTGGCCCGTTGGTGTTGGCGAAGAAACCAACATACGGTAAGAAGTCAGAAGAGAAATATTCTCACGGAGGAGTCCTTCACATGGCAGACGCAGGAAAAGTAAGCAGAGGCATCACAGGCGCTCTGACCAAGGCTAAAGAGATGGCGCAAGCCAAGAAGGCAAGCGAGTCCAAGATTGCCGATGTGCTGGAGTCTCAGCAAGCGCCGATGACGCGCCCGCAAGGCACTGGCCTGCCACTGATGCCCCGCGACAATGGGATGTACACCTTGCGTGAGCAGAAGGACTTGCCGCGTATGCCAATGGTGGACAAGGCCCGTGCCGAGGGCAAGTCGCCCAAGTACAACGAGCGGATGCAAGACTTGCTTGACAGCCCCAAGGCCCGCAAGAAGGTGGACAACCTGATCAACAAGGGCAAAGACCTCAATGTGCAAGAGTGGTACGGCACCGAGCCTCTACGCCAAGTAGCGCTCAATGCTGGCCGAACCCCGGAGCAGTTTGAGTCGATGTTGGCGCAGTTTGCCAGCGCCAGCCAGCGCAACCCAGTGGACAAACAGAACCAGATGGGATCGTATTTGTATCACCTGAGTGAGACAGGCCAACTGCCTGAGAACTCACTCCTGCTGACGAACAAACTCAAAAAGGCGCTCAAGGAAGACCCATCGCTGGCTCAAGGTCGCCAACTGGTGGAGTTGCCCACAGGATACGGATCGCTGGCGCAGGGTGACATCTTTAACCGCGCCGTGATGATCGGCCAAGGCGACATTGCTGGCGCTCTGCCCCCAAACAAGAAGTTGGGCACCTTCTATGAGAACCTGCTTGGTAATGTCAAGCCCGTGACGGTGGATGTGAACGCACTGCGTGGCCCCATCATTGAGCAGGGTGACCCGCGTTGGCTGACGAGCAAGTTGGTGGAGAAGGATGAGACTGGCAAGATCATCAACTCGTACAAGCCGCGTGAGATGTATAACAGTGGCGAGATGTCGATGCGTGAGGCGCAACAGCGTCCCGGCTTCTGGGAGGCCGCGCCCTCTGGCTCCGAGTACGCAGGCTTTGAGGAACTGTGGCAACGCGGTGCCAAGCGCCACGGTGTTGAGCCAGCAGAGGCGCAGGCTTTGGGCTGGTACGGCTCCGCTGATGTAACGGCACTCAAAACCAAGCCAGAGAACTATGTGGACAACCTTGAACGACTGATCAAGCGCACCGCCGAGCAGACTGGCAAGTCGCCTACCGAGGTGATGAACGACATGGTCACAGGCAAGGGCTTCCTGCGCAAGGACGGCGGCGCAGTCAACAGCAAGGAGTCGCCAGAGGACATGGCCCGATTCCACAAGCGATTCGCTATGCACAAAGCCCTTGGTGGCCGTGTCAGCAGTAGGCCAGTAAAGAAAATGGCAGAGGGTGGCAGAGCCAGCATCTTTGACAAGCCAGTTCAGCGGATGTCCAAGGGTGGCTCATCTGATGAGCCTACAGCCAGAGAGATCGCCGAGCAATTGGGCAAGTTGGCTATGGATCAAAGCAAGAAAGAGTACGAGTCCTACAAGAAGCCCCGCGCCGCAACTGACATCGGCAACCGAGGCATTCTTGCGCCAGCACTTGGCCTGCCTGTGGACATGATCAACATGGGTCTGGGTGGTGTAGACGCGCTGACTGGCATGATGGGGAAACCGACTCGGTTATCGAGTGAAAAGCCATTCGCTGGATCAGAACACATCAAAGACCTGATGAACAAATACGGCGTGACCTCTGGGGAGGATCGTCCTATGACTGAAACGGCGTTGAGCCTGTTCTCGCCCACTGGCATGATTAAAGGCGCACAGAAAACCGCAGACTTGGCTAAGAAGGCACCAGAGGCTTTAAACACCGTCCGAGGCGGGCTAGAGACCATGTCTGCCAATGCACAGCGACCATTTAGACCAGCCACTTTGACGATGGAGGCCGTTGCCCCCGACTTGGGTCAAAAGGGCGGCGACAAGTTTAAGGACTTAGTGACCAAGCGCATGATCTCTGGCGAAGGGGCACCCGTCAGCATGGAACGAATGGGTGGTCGCAAAACCGAAAAGACGCTGGGCCAAGGCTTGTATGAGAACTTTGCGGGCCAGCAGGAAACCAACCCTATGGTGGGTATCACCATTCCACGCGCAGGCAACCTTTCCACTAACAAGCGGCTGATTGCAGACATCGGCACCGCTGGGCAGGAGTTAGGTCAAGAGATGGTGGCGGCGCATAAATTTACGCCGTTGATGTTTAAGAATCCAAAGGATGCAACGGCCATGATGATTGGTGGCTCAGAGCGTTTGACAAAGGGGCAGATACAGAGTCTGGCCGATATGCTCCCCGGAATGATTGTCACGCACAGTCCAAAAAACAATTCTATGTTTGTCGCGCCTTTTGAGGGTGACGCGCTTGACTACAAGAAGGCGGCGCAAGCAGCAAATGAAATATTGGGCAAAGGTGCCAAGGTTCAGTTTGGCAAAGCCGACAGCACCAAGGACATTATGTTCCGTGGTGACTACGAAAAGATGGGCGCAAGACCGCCTTCAGCCGAGTCCACAGAGATGAGGAACCGCTTGAAGAAGGCGGAGGAGCGGATTGTTCGCGGGCCGTCCGTATCGCAATCTGGGCGTCAATCCCAGCCCTCCACTCTAACCAGTACCGTTCGTTAAGAGACTTGACATGAACCAAAGCATCTTCTTTATCGTCGTACTCCTCACTGACAAAAGTGCGCCCCTCGGCTTTACAGTCAAGCACGCGCCAACCCGTCCCCGTTGCAAAGGCAAAGTAAGGGTAGCGTTCGTGGATGGTGCGAGATCGATGCATAACCTAAGTGTAATACAGGATTGAACATATGGCAACCCAATTTCCAAACGACCCCAACGCAGACCGCTTCATTGACGGGCTGAAGATGACTGATGACGGCGGTGCTGTTGCTGAGTTGGAAGAAGAGAATCAAGATGTCGAGGAGTTGGAGGATGGCTCGGCCATCGTGACGCTAGGCGAGTTCAAAGGCCCGGAAGAAAACCCAGACTTTTACGAGAACCTTGCAGAGACCATCAACATCTTTGACCTTGAGAAGATTGGCTCGCGATACCTCGATCTAGTCGAGAAGGACAAGGAAGCCCGCGAAAAACGCGACAAGTAGTG